TTATTTGCTATTTTATCAATGTATTTGTCGTAAGTTTCTTTGTACTCTTTATGATCCTCGCTATCAGAGTTTAAGGCCATTTTTATATTAACGTAGTACATACCTACGGAATGGTTATTTACGTATCCTTTTGAGTATTGCTTAAACATATAGGAATTTCTATCCTCTTTTATGTTAGCGTCAAAAACTAACGCTTGTGTTGATCCCTCCATATCATACCCAAGATCTTTCCAAGTGTAGTTTTTTGCAAAAGCCTTTAAGTCATCGCCATCGGCAATAATTTTATCAAATGCCATTTTATGCTCTTGGAGGAATTTCAAGTTTGGGTTTTCTTTTAGGGTTTTCTTCCACAATCCATCTATATGAACATCCTTGTGGCTGTCCATTACGTAAGTAGTATTGATAATTGCTCTTACTTTTAGAGAGATTTTATCTTGGTCGGAGCTTTGTTGTTTTGAAGTTTGTTCTTTCGTTTTGATTGTTAGAGATGGAAACCATACGGCATCCGCTTTTTTCATAACGCTTTTTTTAGCGTATATGATATCGCTTTCTTTCTCAACCAAAAAGTCGAACAACTCGTTTTTTGTTTTAAAATTAGGTATCTCCATTTTTGTTGATTTTTATTTTTTCATCAATCTTCTTCTTCTTCTCCATCATTTGCTTCTTCGCCTGTTTGGCTATTTTCTCCTTCTGTTTCTTGCTGTCCATTGTTAAGTTGTTTTAGTTCGTTTAGCTTGATTGATTTATTGTAGCCAAGCTCCTCTAAAGCAATTTCATCTGGTAAGCCAGCGCTTCTTAGTGCTGAAAGGGCCTCACCCTTTTTCTTTATTCCGTCGTATTTTTCGAGCAGTATGTACTGCATTACCGGCATTGCATTATAGTTGCCCGACAACTCCCATTCTTTATCCTCAATGTAAACATTAAAAGGTGCTAAAAACGAGTTTAGCGTTGGCTGTATTTCGTTTTGAATAAAGCTCGTCATCGACTCTTTGAAGTTGTTGTAGGTAGTCTTTTTGGCTTCTAAGCTTAAAATATCTTTGCTTATGTGCAGAGCTGTAAAAACTATGTTGCTATCTACTTTTATAGACTCGTCTAAACCAAGGTCGCGCAAAGCAATATGTAAAGACTGCCATCGCACGTTTGCGCTCGTAACAAGTCCTCTTTTTCTAGAGTATGATAATCCGTATTCGTTGCTAATGACTTTTTCAGCTCTTTCCTTGTCATCTGGAAGCAAAGGAAATCCTTCTCCGTTTCCGTTTCCTGTAATCATCTCCTTGCCATTAGACTTCAAAATAATGTTTTTGGCAACAAGACTATCAAATGTATTTACAAGGGTTTGCATTAGTCCATCTAACCTCGACTTAACCTTAAAAGGATTTTCTGTATCTAGAGCATTTGGCATGTCATACCAAAATATCAACTCGCCTATTGGTATTTCATTTTCATCCTGTCCTCCCTCGTCGTACTTTATTTTCAGATTTTTTATTTTGTTTTCTGAATTGAATCTAGAGTAAATGGTTGCAAAATTGTCAGGATATTGTATCTTGTTTACATCAAGAGTGTATAATACTTTTTTTTCTTCAATCCCAGTGGTTCCTCGCATCCAGCCAACAGCAACACCCTCTGCAATTTGCTGAAAAAGCGTCGTTTCTAAGAAATCTGATTTGGTTTGATAAAAGTTAGGCTTGTTTAGAAGTTTAACAAGCCAATGGTTGTAGTCTCGTTCTTTGGTTCTTTTGTTTTCAAGATAAAAATCTGCTTGACTAAATATCTTTGAAATAAACAACATCCCCGGTGTAAGTATTGGGTGATTTTGCGCTATTTCCGTCTTTGTTCCGTTGAGTAGGCTCCAGCCCTTGAACTCTCTTAAATCGTAAAAAGTATCACCTTTTTTGTTTCGTTCAAAGAATGGAAAGTTTATCCTTGGAAATCTGATGTGCATTTCAATATGTGAAATTTGCAACTAAAATATAACAAATTTATCATTAAATTGCTAAAATCAATCCACTTTCACAATTTTATCTGTAAATATCGCACCAAATAACTTGCTACATACCTTAAAGCATCGAGCAGATGATCGTCTTGTTTGAACGGTTTATCTGTGCTTTTACCGTACCTATCGACCTCCCAAGAATAGTTATTGTACTCATGAATAAGCTCGTCTGAGTGAACATACTTTATATTGAATTTTTGCACAGTTCCAATTCCAAGCTCAACCGATCCGTTTCCTTTTATTGAACCAACCGCATTATATCCTGCAGATTGAAGAGTCATTTTTAGGTTTTTTTTAGCTGAATCAACTATCAAAAGATCTGTTTCCTTTATCTCGTTTACTTCAAGGTAAAGCGTCGTTGCTATTGAATCCTCAATATCTTGAAGAGGCTTGTATATTCTTTTTCTTATGTAAAGAGTTACATCACCGTCATATTTTACCTCGATACAAGCTGTTGGAGAGTTTACACCGAAATCCAATCCATAGTAACTTTGATAGCTTAGTTTTTCGAACTCTTCCTCGCTAATTTCACCCCAACCTCTGTAAATTTTGTTAGGTTTCTCTGCTTGAATACCAAGACCATAAACTTTCCACATGAACTCGTTTGCTGTTCCTGCTTTTACGTTTTTTTTATTTCTCGGTGGCTGATTGTGAGGAGAAATTGGCTGTCCGTTGTGGTAAACTTCACTGTTTATTACCTCATAAGAGCCCTCCTCCCAAGGATCATAACCTCGTATGTGTTGAATAATGTTAGGTGGGCAGAAAGCATTATCCTCAAAAGTTGAGTGTATCCAACATGTTCTCGGATCATTCCTGAGTTTTTCAAGCCAAAAACTTTTACTTGGATTGTAGTCAAAAAATATCCTATCTGATGTACGCTGTGCTATTTCAAGGTAAACTCTTTCTGAAAATTCAGATACCTCGTTAAAAAAACTTATGTCTTGAGTGCCTCCAAGAACCTTTGAGTAATTGTCCGCCCCCTCAAATATTATTTTGCTACCTGTTGGAACATACACAAAAGATCCCTGCTGTTTATTATGCTCAATATTGCCGAAAACATTGTAGTCAAAAAGTATGATATTCTGAAAATCCTCTAATACTGTAGAACGGCAAACAACTTTTTGATCCCTCCAGACGGTTATTTTCTTGCGCTTGTTCGTCATCATGTAAATTAAGAGAAGTTGTAATATGCTATAGCTTTTTGAGCTACGGCTACCTCCCATACTTACAATGTTCCGGTACTTGTATATTGGCTCAACTTCAAAGTTCTTTGCTTCGGAAATTTCTTTTTCGTTTTCTAAAGCATAAAAAGCATCGTATGTCTTTTGAAACGTTTTTGTTACTTGTAAATCCATTAATAATCTACAATAGTATTTATAAGTTTTTTGAAATCGGATAATGACCTAATGACGAAATATTGAAACCCGCTACTTTCAACTTGGGCTTGCCACCTTTTTTGATGTTTGCTTTGTTTTGCTTTTTCGTCTTTCTTTAGTTCTATCAAAAATGCTTTGCTGTGATATAGAAAAATTAAATCTGAAACTCCATTTACAAGGCCTGTTGCTTTTAAATCCATCATGGTTTTTGCATCTCGTTTACCGCCATTTGGAACCGAAAACAACAATCCTCTTAACCTTGGAAACGTATTATGAAACCAGAAATAGCACTTTTGCTGAAGAGCCTCCTCTGTCTGACCTAAAACATCTTTATCTATATCTCTAATCATTTTTTGCTAATTATTATGTACGCGAATTGCTCTTTTTTTCCCTCTGGCTTCTCCTTCCATTCTACAGTTAGTTTTTCCATTGGAACATTGTACCTTTTTGATATCCAAGGCAAAAGCCTCATCACTTTAGCTGTTGCAAAATCAACATTCCTGTAGTTGCTCCCCTTTACTTTGATTTTAGCTATCATTGAGTAGAAGTTTTAGTTTTATTTTGCTTCTTAATTCGTCAATCTTTTCCTTTAATTGCTCAACGGCATATAAATATTCGTGCCTTGGCCTGTGCTCTTTGGTTAATATCAACTCCTCAATTAGCTTTAATGTGTCATCTGAATTTTCGGCTTTTTCAAGCTCTATCATCATCTCCGTTAATGACCTCAATGGTTTCGTCTCCTGTGCTCTCTCCTGCTCCCAATAAGTTTTGATTGCCATAATTAATATTTATGTTTAAAGTTGGTTTAGAGTCTCCTTCTCTTGTTCTTTTTTGCCTTACTATTTTTGGCTTGGCAAATTCTAATACTTTCAAGTATATTCTAACAAACTCACGATCAGGAAGATTCTCTAAAAGATTATTTAACCTCCTGGCGTGTTTGCCATCTATATCTTTCAAAAGTGTATCCCAAGAGTTTTTTGCTTTTTTTACTGTTTTTGCTTCTACAACGTCTTTAACAGGATCATCTTTTTTTGTATCTACAAAATTAACTTTCCTGTTTACGGTTTCCTCAATGCTTTTGATAGCCGCTTCACTAAAGATATCCTTCTTCTCCTCTTGCTTTTTTTGTTGCATTTACATAAGATTTTATAAAGGCTTTTAATACTGAAGTCATTGTCTCTCCATTTTTCCAAGTAGAATCCTGAAATTCTTCTCTAACCTTTTCGCTTACCCTTATGGTAATTTTAATACTTTTATTTTTAATGCCCACAATGAAACTACATTTACTTCAAATGTACGTATTTTTTAATTAAGAGCAAAAAAAGCACGCTTTAACGTGCTATAATGGTTTTATTGTGTTTAGCGAATTGTTATGCAACATTTAAAAACCAATCTCGGTATTTAGGTAGCCAAAATAAATTTCCACTGCAACATATAGCAAACACTATATCTATCCAGCCGTCATTATCCCAATGGTAACGGCATATATAAAACCATCCAAGTACTATAAATGTGTGTACTAAAAAACGTTGCATAACACTAAATATAGTGTATAGCCTTTTGTTGTTGTTACTTCTGTTCATTTTATTGTATTTTATTGGTTATCAAACTTTGTAGCTATTTTCTGGTGGCTACACACCATATTCAAAACGTTAGCATTGATTTACCTCGCTACGCTTCGGTTTATTTGCTATGTTTAAATTTATCGGCGCAAGACACAGAACAGAACATTTTATCAATTCTACGTTCTTCTTCAATCGTCTTGTATTCCATTTTACCAAATCGCCTTGCGCCATCGTGCCAATTAAATTGTTTATCACAAGTGTAACAGACATACTTTTTAGTTTTATCTTTTCTAAATACTACTTTCATAAATTTAAACCCGCTTCATAACCAATCAATGCTAACGCTCCCTGTCTCACTTGTGGATAATTGCTCCACCGCTCGGTGAACCTCGCTTTCGCTAATGCTAACAAAGTGTATAAGGCATTGGCAATTATCAACACTTCATTCGTAAGGCGGTTCTTTGCTTTACGGTTTTGAGTAAACTCAACCCCTCGCAAATTCAACGCCTCATACACAGGGAGCGCTAGCCGTCATAATAAGTTTCTAACTCACTTTCACTTGGCTCTCTCATATATCCTTTCTCAATCGCCCAATCTCTAAACCACTTTTTACCGTTTCCGTAATAACCACCGCTTTCTTCGTACTCTTTATGGATTTCCTTACCTAATCTATCTGTTAAGTTTACAAAATACTCTACAGAAGCATCAGCCCAATCGCCACCAGACTCAACACAAAAGAATTTAATACCACTAACACGATTTACTTGCTCCTCCAATTCTTCAATTCTTTTTAGGGCATAAAGGCTCATGTTGTCTCCTCTCATTTTAAGAGTTTCCTTTACTACCTCGTTCATTTTTGGGTTTGTTTTAATCATTTTCATATTTTTTTCTTGTAGTGCGCTACTACTGTGATTAGATTTTTCACAAAGTCATCACCAACAAAATTCGATTCAAAACCAATTAGCTCAAAAGGAAGTTTGAATTTTTTAGTTAGATTATCTTCACATTCAGAAAGATTTTGCGCAAGCGCTTTTACTCCAAGTTTTTCGCTAATTTTAAAATGCACTTTAGCAACACCACCTCGTCTGTAGAAGTTTTTTGCTCTTATGTATTTTAGCCTTCTTTTTTTTCTATTCACTTTTCAATTCTAACAATATGGTCAGCTTTAGCGAAGAGGTATTTAATTTTCTGTTTAGTACCGTATCCTAATTTTTCCCAACCTTGCTTCACCCAGTAAGATACTCTGCCTTGTTTAATTTGTGTAATTAGGCAAAACTTATACATTGATCCGTATCGATTGCAGATAAGATCATCGAGGCTAATGGCCCCTGGCCCCGAAAGAATATCGAAATTTACTTGCTTGGCGTAATTAACGCCATCAACTCCTTTAACCGCTAGTTCACGACCATATATTGGCTCCTCTCCGGTCAATACTTTAAAAACTTCAGTATCCGGATTTAACCCTGAACGCTCCAGCTTCTCTGTTTTTTTGTTCATTGTAAATTTTTTTTAAATATACGATTTTTATTTAAGTATGGCAAGCCTGAGCAGTTTGATTTATGGTGTAGCAACCCACCTTTTTTAGATAAAAAACTGAAGTTCAACTAGTTAAGCATTTTGTAGCAACCCGTAGCAACAGTTACTACACCCTTTGCTACGCCCTAATTAACTGAAAGCCAGCTATTTAACCCCTTTTTTGAAGTTTGTAGCAACGTAGCACCCCTAACCAACTTTACTATTATAGAAATTATAGGATTTTGAAATTGACAATAGTTTTTGCCTTATTACTTACTACAATTTATATATTTTAAGTTAAATAGTTAATAATCAATAAGTTAAGTGTAGCAACAGGTGTAGCAACACCCGTAGCAACCATGTAGCAACCCTCAAAAGTTTTGCTACAAAATAGCCGTTTTTTGTGAGTATTTTCATATGTTTTTTTATGGAGCAACCCTTGAAACTTCAATAATAACGCGGGCTACCACGATTTTAACAGTTTTTTTTGTGTGAAACTACTTACAGAGTACGTAAATTCTCACGAAATTTGGCAAAAACGCCCGAAACCCGCATAAACACTGAGTTTTTTGCAAGTGAGAAAAGTAATACAAGATATTTTTTAGAGCGCAAGATGCTGATAACCAACAGAGTAAACAGCTACTACAGCTACGTAGTACGGCTTGGCAATATGACAAACTTATCCACGAGCGGCCGGAGCACCAAGAACCCCCCCCCCATGTTTTTTGAGAAACAACACCTTTTTGTAGGAAAAGGATCTGGTATGTTAAACTTTGCTTAACTGTGTAGTTAAAAATAAATTTAAGTAGTTAAAAACTATCATATAGTAGTATCTTTAACGTAGTTCATTAACATATTGATATTTGCACCTATAAGCGGGATGAGGAGGTGCACCCGCAAACTGATATATTTTTTTAATCGTTAATTTATTAAACATGAGTAATTCAAAAACAAGCGTTAAGAGCGCAAAGCAAGAGGTTTTAAACCTAGAAACAATTTTCAACGAGCTTAAACAGTTGGAACAAGCCGAAGCAATAGCAAAGGCAATGGAGTATGCTGACAAGCCCGATATGATGGTACAACTTTTGTCTATACTACAAAAGCACTACGCTACAGCGGTATTGAGTAAAAGGTCAATTAATTACCGAACGTCGGGAGGGCCTAGGAGCTACAAATGGGAGTTTTGTCTTTCTTATTTGTTAGAAAACAAACTTCAACTAGTGGACTTTGCTGAACTTGCTAAATTGGACGCCAAGGAAGGAAGCCAAGCTGATATTAAAACGCTGAAAGCCAAATTTAACACAAGTCCAACAACAAGCCTACAAAACAAGCTTTACAACAAGGATAAAGGTTTTGAAGTTATTGACTTTTTTAGGGACTTTGAGGAGGGCGAGAATAAGCCAAAACATGAACAACAATCTGTTGTCGCTGAGTTTATCAATGCCCTTAAAACTGACTTTGTTAGCGGCAGATTAGACCATCATTTTACCGATGTTGCTGAAGCGGCAAAGGTGCGAGAGGATGAGGCGAAGCAAAGCATAGAAAACGGCGAAATAAAGCCAGACTCAAACGGCAAATTTGAAAGCCCTAAGAAAGACAAGCCTGTATCTGCTTCGACTTACGTTAAGCATATTGGCGAGATGGAGAGGGAGCGTCATTTGGAGGTCTTGATTGACTTTTATAATAGTGACCCTATCAATTTATTAACTCCTATGCAAGAGAAATTTGCAGATGGTGAACAGCCGAAATTTAGGAGTGTTGATAGTGAGGGCAAAGAGACCATCGTCTTTTTGCCTAATAGCAACAAGCTGATGCTCACAGGTGGTTTTGAGGTTTTGGAGCTATTTTTCAGTATCCGCAAAGATTCGTAGTATGCTATTTTTTATAGGATTTATACTGATAGTGATAGGAGCTTTCGTTTTAAACGAGGATTAAAACATGAGTTTTTTAGGGGGTGCCAATGGCATCCCTTTTTTTTTGGTCTTAACCCAAACCTGTGAGTATTTTCTGATGTAGTGGTTTTGTAGTGTTTTTTTATAGGTGATGCCTACTTTTTTACGATTTTTTGACATTTTTAGAGTGCGCTCGGTAAAAAACTGAGCTCGCTCGGTAAAAAACTGACTCCGCCAGGAGTTAGCTCCATAAAAAACCGCCCCAGCTGTAAAAAACTAGAGCGGCTCGCAACCTAACCGTTAATTATTGAGTGAAGGGTTTGGGTTTT